TGCTAAAAGTTTTTGAATCAATTCTACTTAGGACAACATCCTTATCTTTATCTGCTCCGCCATCCAGCTTAAGCTCTATCATTTCAATAAAGCCTGATGGGATAATAATACTTGAATTAGTTGAGGTTACTGTAAATGATTGCACAACCTCTAAAGGAGGTACTCGTAACTCTTCGTAAACTTTGGCTTCACCTATAGATATAAAATCATCTATTTGAGAGTCTGTTAAATCTGACCTGTTCAGCCAGTCGGCTACTCCTGTTCGTAAAGTAACCTGATCAATAATAGCCATTTAAATCTCCTAATGAAAATACATCAACTGAGGATAATCCCTTTTGATAATTGATTTGACAACTTTAAAGTCATCTCTTGTGCATTCAGCACTATGTATGTTGATATGATATTTTGTCATAATATCTAATGCAACTGAATCTGGTATGTTGCAGAATGGTTTAAAACCAGTATCTGCTTTTTTTCTAAATGAGCCACTAGTAAGTTCTCTCATATGCTTAGCCCATTCTAAATGGTCGTTAACATCTTGTGTAACACCAATGCCACCACTTACTTTTTTTGTTCTTAAATCAAAACTATAATCTTTATCCATAGTATTTCCTTATAAAATATAACCCCCTCTAAGTAAGCAGGGGGTTAAAAGTGTTACGCAGTAACGTCTATAATGACACCATTACCAGTCGGAGCTTTCGCTTCGAAAGTAATTTCTTGTACCATGTAAGAACGTAGTGAGTCACCATCTTCGTTAATGTCACGGAAGTGCATTGGACGAAGTGTGTTCATTGACATTGAAGAAGGATCGTATACAAATATCTCGGTATTAGCCATTAGATAGTTGTGTACAAGTTCAACGTCACCAAAGTCAGACTCATATAAGTCAACTGATTGGCGAAGCTTTCCTTTCTCATCAATGTTTCTACGTACATTAGTAACACCTGTCATCAAGTCAGAGAATCTAACTTTGTTAGTAGTTGACATCATTAGCTTGTTTGGAGCTACTGAAGTTACGCCATTAATTTGACGTAGTACTTCGTTAATGTCAGCCAGTGTTACTAATGTATTAGCGTGACCTGATTGTGCAACTGAAACGTTTGAACCGTCTCCAAGTCCTGTAACAGAACCAGAACCAGTTGCTGCAACAGCTGTACCAGCAACAATGTTAACACCAGCATATGACTGGTATGCACCCATCTTGCGAGCAAGAGCTTGAATGTTTCCAGAAGCTGAACTGCCTTGAGTGCCTGCAACTTGAGCAGACACCATAGTCTTCTCTACGTCACGAGCCATTTCCTTTCCACGCTTTTCAGTCTGATATTTAAATTCAGACTTACGACCAACTTTATCGACACTTTCTAATGTGCCAGAAACTCTAATACCTTTAGTAAAGATTTGAGTTTTGTTGGTTAAACGTGCAATAGCAGGAGAAGCACTTTCTGCGAAAGATGATCCCTCAGCTGCTGCTTGTAGTCCTGCAGCTTCTAAAGTATCAGTCGACCACTCATGTAGAGTAGCTGATGCTTTACCCTTGCCGATAGAGGACACGAATGGTGTCATATCACGAGAAATATTAGATATCCAGTTCGCTAGGTCTTCTCTGGACCCGTGTGGTTGCGAAGTGGTTGTAAAGTTTGTAGCCATTATATTTCCTATGGTTAGTAAGGTCTAGCTTTCAAAAATTCCATCAATAACATTATCAAAGAGAACCTTGCTATCTTGATCGGTTGCTCTTCCTTTATTGGCGTTCTTTCTGGCAGCGTCCACCCTATTGGATTTTTTAGTTTTCGCAGCTACAGGTTTTTTCGTAGGCACTCGTTTAACTGGAGTTTGTTTTCTCTTAGCTGTTCCTTTACTAGAGTTTTCCGAGAGTCGTCTATAACCATCAATGGCTTTAATCATCATTGGATCAACTATACTGTCAACCATGCGTTCATCTAATCCAATGCTTAATGCAAATTTTCGATTTGACATAGCAACATCCTCCGACCAATCAGGAATTAATTCAGGAACAACTTGATTAAAGTGTTCGACTTGTTTTCCAAATTGTTCTTGGGCTTGTTGACCTAACTGTTGTGACATGCCTTGTAATAAATTATTACGACTTGCTTTTCTTGTAGAATATTCCTCTTTAGCCTTACCTAACTTATTGTTAAGTTTACTAGCTTGATAGTCATCTTCTTCAAATGCTTTGTCTACTTGATCTTGAAGATGCTTTAAAACACTTTGGTCTTTTGCATCTTCTCGTTGAAGTAGTTCTGCATTTACTCTTGCATAAATTTCAGCTTGTTCTCTAGTTTGTTCAAGAACCTTTGCCTGCTCTGCGAGCTCATCCCCTTTTTTTGACTGGCTCTGCTTTGTTTGATAGTTTGCAACAAGTTCTTCCATAGTAACTTCAGATTCTGTTCCGTCAATTTTCACGGGAACCTTAAAGTCCATATCAATTTCACTGTCTAGCTCATCTGATTCAGATTCTTGGGTAGCGTCCTCAGACTCATCCTCCTCTTCCTCTTCATCACTTGTGTTATCATCCTCTGCTTCATCAACTTCATCAGCGTCCTCGTCAGTGTGTGGATCTTCACCTTCGAGTTCTTCTGTCGCTTCGTCACTTTCTTGGGTAGCTGACTCAGGCTCTAAGCCTAAGACTTCATCCGCCAAAGCATCAAAATCGAAATCAGTGCCTCCCGACTCATCCGTTTGGGTAGCTTCGTATTGTGGTTCTGACATATTGTCTCCTATAAATAAGAGAGTTTATTATAACTCTCTGTCATCAATCATTCATCAAAGGTTTATAATAAAACCTCTTACTTCTTGCTTTCTTTCTTAACTTCAGGTACTGCAAGTAAGTCCTGAATATGTTGCTTAGTTATTGCTAATTGATTATAATCAAACGCATTGCCAGCTAGTTGCCTTCCAGCACCTAATATTTGTATAATAGCATTCATTTGAGTGCTGAGATTAGCCTCAGCTCTTTTTAAAACATCTCTATCAATCATCATTCATCACCTTTTGTTTGTTCAACTTTATTATCTTTTGCCATAATAGCATTTTCTATATTGCTCATTACAGCGCCTTGACTTATTGCTAACTTATAAATAAACTCTCTACGCTCTGTTTCAAAGTGTTTAGTTTCTAACCACTCACGAAACAAGGCGTTAAGTATATCCTCAGTCACCATTGTCATAGTATCTTTTATTTCAGTACACTGGTAGCCCTTATTTAGGACTCTCTGTGCGTCATCATATGGCGATACTTTTTTTGGTTTGCCATTTTCTCCAGCTTTATATGCTGGTTGTCTTTTATAATTTGCCATCATTCATCTCACATGTTTTGATATTGGTCTATAGATATACGCTTAAAACCAAGGGTTTGTAGTATACCTAAAGTTTGTAAAGCAGCTGTAGAACTTACGAGAATTTCCAAGTCTTCACTTTCTGTAGCTAATTCTGCTATTCTGTCAATAGCCTCTGCTATTAACATTGTCCTGTTCTCCATACTGCTGCTCCTGCATCATCTGTTCTTGTTGAGCTTGTTGCTCTGCTTCCATTTGTTCTTGCTCTTCTGTATCTTGATACAACGATAAGAAATCTGCTGGAATTTTTTGTGGAATTTGAGCACCATCTTTTTGAGCTTTAATTGCAAGTTCTGCCCAGTCTCTATTAGAGTCATCATTTGCTGATAACAATTGACGCTTATTATCAATCTTCTTATTATCGGCTTCAGCTTTAATTAAACTTACATTAGCTTGTTTAGTTGCTAAATCAAGTTCAATAGAAGCTTGTTCTGCTTGGTCGTTTCTGTCTTTCTTTTGTTTTTGTAACTGTTGAGATTCTTGTTGTGCTTGCTGAAACTCTTGAGTAGATGGATCGTTTAAGAATCTTGTAGGGTCCATACCCATGTTCTTAAGAATATCTAATGCAAGATTATAAGAAGACATCGGATTAATAAAAGCTTCGGATGTAGGACTTTGAGCCATTTGAGGTAACAACTGTGTAAGCTGTATTAACTTCTCAGCCAAAGAAGAGTTTGAATTTTCTCCAATGTTTGCCTGAATATCTAAATCCATATTGCCCGGCATCATCTGTAACTCTTGCGGAGTAAGTGATGCATACCCTTTATCTGTCTTGTACATTGTAGGATTTTTAAGATTGCTTTTCATTTCCCTTAATACACCACGACATAAATCTTTAATGCCTGTCTCTACAAATCTACGTGCGATATGCTCTACTCTTATTTGTGCAGCATTTTGTGCACCTGCCATTTTTTGCTCAGAGTTACCAGATACATATAACGTATCATTTAAACCCATAGCAGTTTTGCTAAGCCCAGTAGATTGCTCTTTCTGAAGCCCCAGGAATTCTAACATTCCACTTGTACCAGCACTCATTGGTTCTGGCTGGAGCTGTTGTACTGCTGCTGCAGGGTTTCCATTTGTAGGAATAATCTGCTTTGGCACAGGGTTTTGTAATGCAGAAAAGTCCACAACATTAGGATCGGCTAGTGTTCTACCGTAGTTGCCAAAGTACACGTTTTCTACAAATCCTCTAAGGATAGCTGTAGTTGCTTGTGTCTGTGGGCGAGCCATGTCAAGAAGTGACAATCCATAAAACTCATGTGGTATCTCAATAGGATTAAGCACTGCTACTGGAACATAAGCCACATCATCTTCTTCTAGTATTGTATTACCAGCTTTAATCACATGCTTAAGTTCTGCAATACCATCACCATCTCTGTCAGAGCGAATCCAACATTCAATAACAGTAATACTTATATTAGCTTCTTCTTCATCCTCATCTGAGTTGGTCAGCCAGTTTTGTATACCAGCAGAATCTTTTCTTGCAAATGCTTCATATGAAAAGCTTGAGCTTCTTGTAGTTGCTTCTTCTCCAATCTCATCCAAATCAATGTCTAAGTCTGACCACGTTCTTCTAATGTCTGAGCGAGTCATTTCTGAAACAATTCCAACAAAGGTTGCATCTGTTACTGAAGATGCTGCACGGTCAATCAGAAATGATTCAGGGGGTATAGTATTAAGTTTAACACCAGACTTGTCTATTTTTCTACGCAATCTAACATCAACATATGCATAGTAACTTGTGCCGTCATCATTTACAACTGGCTCTGTTCCTATTTGTAAGTCACCAATAATCTCTACATTTGTGTCAGATAATATTTGGTCAAGCACACCTTCTTCAATTTGTTCGTATTCTTCTACAACATAATCGTAGTGTTCTTCCCATCCCCAAGTTAGGGCACTATTGCCAAAGACAACTGCTGACTTTATCCACGTGGAAAGTTTCGACCATCCATCAGGATTTGAGTTGAATAGACAATAGTTGACAACATCCGATGCAATCTGTGACGCTTTAACAGCAGCCATCTCGTTGCTATACGGTGTAAATAAAGCCAATTTATTATTGTCCAATAATAGTTTGGTCAATAGTGCTGTATATCCCTCAGCTATCTCGGCTGAGTCTGAGGATACAATTGAACTTACGCCTTGTGGTTTTAAATCACCTTGGGCTTCTAAGCTCATTTCATATACGGCATTTTCTCTTCTCTTGCTTACATCTGATGAATTAGTATTTCCACCAGTGGCATTACGCATGTGACGATCTATTGACTGAATCAACATGTCGTCATCAATCTTCTCGATTTTCTTTTTCATTCTCACTCTCTCTGTTATCTACTGTTTAAATAAGTTGCTAATGAATCAACAAATCTTTTATCTAAGCCTTCTGGTTTTATTCCAAATCCTTCATCTTGTAATTGAGGTCTTAAAGTATTTCCAACTGCTCTAGCAAACATTTCTGCATTGCTTAATCTATATCGTTTTACATTGTCTGGAATACCTTCAGTGCCCGGACCACTCCAAACCGTTTTATAATACGGGTCTGTTAGCGCTGTAGAAATGTATTCTCCAAACCCTTCTCTAGGGTTAACAACGCCTCCATGATGTGACCTATTCATAAGCAATGTTCTTAAGCCTATATTTTCTGGATCATTTAAATCTAAATGAGCAGTCTTAGGATCGCTCATCCATTGTTTCTGTAAACTTTCTTTTGTCCAATTTTCTTGGTGCATGGGGTCTGTCATATAGGATTTCATAATATCACTTGCACTTAACCTATCTTGTCCAGCTATAACATTATCATAATAATGTCCAGCAAGCTCATGCATGCCTACAGATTGCAGGGGAACACTATTAGAAGATTTAGAATTGAATTTCATTCTTTTAAATCCACTATCCATAATACCTACTGTAGGTCTATGCCTTTTGTCATCAGGATAAAGATGCTGATATTTTGGCTTTTCCTCTGGCTTAAGAACTCGTTGCAGTTCATTCCAAGATTTCATTTTATTTTCCATTCGTCTAAAAGGAACGTCTAAATAAATCCCATCATTCTTAGTGGCAGTCTTGTCGCTAAAACCAAAAGTTTTAAAATAGTCGTCACCTTCAGTTATATTTTTAAGATTTCCATCTTCATCTAAATCTTTACTCCTGCTCTGATATCTGCTTCTTCCGTCTTCTGCTATAAGGTTTAAATCTTCAGGAAGATACTTATCTCTATTAACTGGAATAGTATCATGTGTATTCCAAACAGTATCTAAAGCTTCAATTGTAGGTTGCCAATATGTTTCTGAACCATCCCAAAAATGAGCTGTATCTCCAAGACCTAACGCTGAATACCCTCTTTGTTGTGGAACTAATCTTGTAGGTGTGCTTTGTTGTGGTGTTTGCACCATACTATATGTTCCCGCCATAAGCTCTCCTTACAACCACTTAGTATCTGGCTGCTCATATAATGTATTCATTTCACCCCAGCTAAATGCTTTATTTGTTAGGGCATGTCCGTGTGTTCTGTAAGCTTCACAAGCAATAGCTAGTGACATAACCATATCGTCATAGTGTCCAGTTGAGGCTTCAGCCTTACCTGACTCTGTAACAATAAAGTTTCTTAGCTCATCTAACAACATAGCAGATGGAATCATAATGTCTTCATCTTCAATCATTCGTCTAAGATTAGAAATGATTGGTGGTCTAGTTGACATAGTTGTCTTAAAACCTAAATGATTCACATTATCACCAGCAGTGTTAGCTGTTTTCTTTTGTTGATATATGTTTGGATAGTTCATGCCAAACAGTTGCTGTACTGTAGCTAATCCAATTGAATTGCTTTCAGGGACTACTAAAGCATTGTTATACCATCTACCAAGATAGAATATCATTTTGCCGTAGCTAACTGGATCAATCCTATTGTTGCGATATATAGCACATATCTCTCTTTCTTGATTTAAAACAGTAGCAACTGAGTAATCACCCTTTACGCCTAACGCAACATCAGCCCCAATAATATATTTCTGCTCTTTGTTTGGAGCAGTCCATACACTTAAGGAACCTTCTTGTGATTCGTCAAACGCACTAAACGCTTCGTTGTATTCTCGTACAGACTCTGGAGCCATTGGAAGATACTTGTCGAGCGTCTCTTTACTGAAGACTGAAGAACCAGACTGTATGAAAGATTCTTCCGCAGTAAACGGGTATTCTTGTTTAAATGTTGAGCTTGAAGTCTCAGATATTTTAATCCGTCTCCAATAAATTTGTCCTTCATCTAGATCATATTCCTTTTGTATTTTCTTTTCTTCTACTGTTAATTCCAATCCATCTGGAGCTGGTAATGTGTATTCGTCTTGTAAAAACCACGGTACAAATAAAGGTTTAAATATTCCTTCACCTTTCTCAGCTTTATTCCAGAGGTCGTAATAAACACCCTGTGCACCATGTGAGGTGCTATTAATGATGATAATACTTCCCGGTAGCAGTGCGATAGACTGAAACATACCTGCAAGTATTCTTTCACCTTGTAACCAAAACGCAGCCTCATCAGCCAGCAAACAAGTGTTTGTTGTTCCACGTCCCGGGTTGTCTGCACCTGCAGTCCATACTCTGTATTTACTTCCATTCTGAAAGCTCATTTCTCTGACGTTTGATTTGTCGAGTACAGGTTGTATGTCTTTAGGTAGCTCAGCCCAGAATGTTTGCGACATGCTAAAAATACTTTCTGTTGTTGGTTTGTCTAACGATATGATTACCGCCCTCGTGTTTCCATAAAACAATGCTCTATGAAATATGTAGGCAGAACTAATAGTAGAAAATCCAGCTTGACGATACTTGGATATAATCAATCTAACATACCCAGTATCTTTCATTTGCTCATTCAGTGCTTTAACAACTAACTTCTGTGCGCTGTTAATCTTTAATGGTATTAATCCTAGTGAGGCATCTTTCGGATATATCTGTAAGCAATCTTCAAAGAATGCTTCGGGATCATTTTTCCAATGTTCCCACCTCTTCCTCTTTTCAAGTTCAGCAACCAGCTTAGAGGCTTCTTTAGTGTTAGCCATATTTTATCCAAAGTATAATGGACCTTCTAACTCTTGTCCCATTAGTTTAGGTCTTACTTGTTTATATCCCGGTGAATAATCATACACTTCATCAGGCATTATTATGCCCTGATTTAAATAATCGTCTACCATCCAATCATCATAGATTCTTTTATCTTGTGAATAGTTAGCAGTCATAGGTCTATATGTTGGCTCTTGTCCTTTCGGAAAAGGTTTGCCGGGACCAAATTGTGGCGGTGGACTGTCTTTTGGAAAAGGTCCCCCTTTGTATGTTGGTCGCTCTGCAGGTCTACGATTACGCATACCTATTGGTCCATGTCTAAATGGACTGCTATCCATATAATTCATATTATCTCCTAATGTTTCTTTGCATCAAAGGCTTCATCTGTAAGCTCTAAGATTCT